ACAGCGAGACATTTGATGGCATGTCCTTGCGTGATTACTTTGCGAGTAAGGCTATGCAGGGGTTTATGGGTAGTTCATGGAATGTAAAAAGTTTTGAAGAAATGGCAACAAAAGCCTATGAGTTAGCAGACGCAATGATGAAAGCGAGGGAGCAATGACTAGATACTATGTAACAGGGTGGAGTGCCCGATTCGGGAATTGGCACGCTGAAGTGTTCGAGTGCAAGAGTATGGAGTTTGCGAAGAAGCGATTCCTTGCGAGTTACCCCACGCTCAAGCAGATAAAAGTTTATCCACTGAGGGACTAACAATGTTAGAGGAAAAGAAGGGGGACAACCCCGTATTGTTATGCCAAGACTGCTCGACCCCGTTGTTTCGGTGGTTCTTGTCGAGGGTTGATTGGGTTCGTGTTTTAAAACAAATGAAAGGTTGATATGGGATACCAAACAGTAATGAATGTGCCAAGTGTTCACACCTACGCACTAGCAAAGAATCTATATAACAGTATTTTGCCCATTCGTGGGCGTTCACCTGAGATTCGACCCTTAGGCAATAGGCGCGATGCCGACTCGTATTGGGTGAAGATGGAGGGGGAGGATGTAGTGTTCATGCTATACAAATCCGCCGTCATCACCTACAAGCCCGACGATTCGGTGGTGCTCACACCTGACTCATATAGCACAGTATCCACACACCAATTCTTTCACAGAGTTCTTGGTGTGGGGGCTAATGCGTCTAGACAAGTAACAGTAATTACATTGGGGGACAAACGCTACACGATACGGGGCAAGGACACGCTCACGCTCAAACTGGTGGGCGGGAACTGGCAGTGCGTCGAGGGGGCGAAGGCTCAGTTCGCATGGCATTTGGACAGAAGCAAGGCTAACATTGTTAGGGCTCGATACAAAGAGTTCAGAACCTACTTCAAAGGTATGGTGAACCTACGCACTGAGGAGATTGTGATGCAGTATTACAACAGCAACATGAGTGGTATCCGTGTAAGCCTAGGCGAGTTACAAACTGCGTTCGGTGTGGAGAAACCCGAGGGTGACGGTATGCACAACGACAACGACCCCGACCACATCATTGGGCACATGCAGTGGATGCACGACAAACCACAACGCCACTTCAACTACGGCACGCAGAGAGCGAAGGAGTATCAGGAAGGCATGGCGCAGTTCATGGGACTAATCAAGAGCGACCAACCCGAGGACACGAAGCATTTGAACTTCTATAAGGGCGCATTGGCGGTGCTATTGAGTGGTGACCGCATCTATCAGCGAGGGCAAGACGATAACACCTACATCGTTAAGTCTAACCCGATAGTGAAAGCCCTAGATACTGTGCTACTCAGAGCCCACGCCGATGAGGTATTGGTGCGCACAGAGTTACCGATAGGTTCGGTGTCCAAGGGGACATACGAAGGGTGGCTACCTGAGTCGCAATCGCGCTAGTCCGACTAGGGACTAAAGTGCTTGACATTGATATAACAATGTGGTATAATGTAATGGTAAAAGAGAATTATTTTGTGTGTTAGTTTCATCAACCAAGCCCATAACAATGTTATGGCACATCAGAGGAGTTAGATATGTCAGAAGTTAATTTCGGTAAGACGATTACCTTGAAGCAAGCGTCAACCTTGATTCGCACGAACCCCGATACTGTGTTCTTATTGCGTGGCGAACCTGGAATTGGAAAGTCTTCCCTATTGGAGAGTATCGCTAACGGACTAGGTTATGACTACGCATACATTGATGTGCCCAACCTAGACCTCGGTGATATTGCAATGCCTGTCATTGACCACGATACCAAGACAACTAGGTATTACCCTAATGCTAGGTTCAAATTGCATGAGGGCAAGCCGTTGGTCATCATGCTAGACGAGTATACGAAGGGCGCAGACCCTGTGAAGAACATGCTACACCCAATGTTCGAGAAGGCAAATCCCCGACTTGGTGACATTCCTATCCCCAAGAAAGGAGAGAAGAAAACTATTGTGTTCTTGACTGGTAATCTATCGACCGACGGGGTAGGTGACTCACTCAAGGCGCACTCTATGAATCGCTTGGTATCTGTAACTATTGCTAAGCCCGATGCTGAGCAGTGGATTGAATGGGCTATCGGTAAGGGTATCGAGCCTGAGGTAATTGCTTGGGTGAATCGTTTCCCTCAGGTATTGGCAAGTTACACCGATGGCGGGCAGTCTGACAACCCCTACATCTACAACCCCAAGAAGCCTATGACTGCGTTCGTATCACCACGCTCACTCGAGACAGCCTCTAACATTGTTAGGTCTCGCAAAGAGAATGATGCCGACTCAGTAATCGCGGCTTTGACTGGTGCTATTGGCGAATCAGGTGCACGAGATATGCAGGCGTATATCGAATTCTCCGACCAATTACCTACATGGGAAGCGACTATCAAAGACCCTAAGAATACCAAGATACCTACAAGTGCGGGTGCTTGTGCGATTGTGGTGTTCGGTGCGATTGCTCGTGTGGAGAAGGACACCATTGATGCGTTCATGGAATACCTCGAGCGATTCGATGCCGAGTGGCAAGCCGTGTTCGCTATCAATATTGCGAAGTCACAAGCCAAGCAGAGCATTGCGTTCAGTGCCAAGGCGTTCACCGCTTGGGTAGCAAAGAATCAGGACTTGCTCTAACAATGTTATCCACATCACAGAGTAACGGCACACGAGCAAGAGCCCAAGGTGGGCATAGGTATTGGGTGCAGTGGATTACGGTTACTAACCGACACGGAGAGATTCTTATTACGGGCTACTGCGTGCGTGATATGGACACATTCAATGGTGACACCGTGTTCAAGCACGAGAGCAAAATTGTGTGTGAAAAGATTGCAGGACTACTTAACGAAGGAGTAAGTGATGGGCTATCGAAGCGTAGTTGAAGCCGTGTTCTACACACGAGACAAGGAGCAAGCACCCTTACTAAAACTGTATGTGGATGAGAACTTCCCAAAGAATGAGGAACTGCGGGAGTGTCTTACCCCTATCAAAGCAAACAGTGCGTGGGGCTACCACTTTATCTGTGAGGATGTCAAGTGGTATGAGAGTTACACCTTTGTGCAAGAGTTCAATGAGTTTGCACATGCGTTTGTAGGGTTTGCTGAATCTAAGGAAGGGGCAGATGCCAAGCAGTTGAGTTGGGCGTATGAGTTCGTGCGCCTAGGTGAAGAAGCGAATGATATAGAAGAAGAGCGTTCAGACAATGCCGAGTTTATTTTGAGTGTAAGAAGAGAGATTGAATTAAACATTTAACAAAGGGGCTAACAATGTTAGAGGAAAGAAGAGTTCAGAAATCCAAGATTAGTTTGATGCGTAACCCTAAGTTCGCATTGCTATCGGGTATCTTGATGGTTGGTAAGACCAAGGTGGTAGAGAACCTACCTACTGCGTGCACCAATGGTAGAGATGAATCGTATGGTCGCAAGTTCGTCAAAGAACTGCGTGACCAAGAGTTGAACTTTGTGGTGGCGCATGAGAACTATCACAAGATGTATCGACACTTGACTACATGGCGCAAGTTGCATGAGATTGACAACAGGATAGCGAACAGTGCGTGTGACTATGTAATCAACATTCAGTTGAAAGACCTAGACCCTAACGAGACAGTCATAGCCATGCCACGCTACCCACAAGGACACAAACTAGGTGGCAAGCCGATGGGGTTGGTTGATGAGCGATTCCGTGGGATGAATGCCAAGGAAGTGTTCGACATACTAATCAAGGAGAAAGGCGAAGGCGGTTCTGGTGGTAGCGGTGGCGGTAGCGGTGGTGCGGGTAACCCTAGCGATGGTGACCCTGAGTTTGATGACCACGACTGGGATGGTGCTAAGGAGATGACTACCGAAGAGCAGAAAGACCTAGCCCGAGAGATTGACCAAGCAATTCGTCAAGGCATCATGGCACGCAACAAGATTGCGGGTAACGGAGCAGGTGGACTAGACCGTGAGTTGGAAGGACTGCTTGAGCCCAAGGTGAATTGGCGTGAGGTATTGCGTGACTTTGTTAAATCAACATGCAATGCAAAGGACAAGTCATCATGGCGCAAGGTTAATCGTAGGTTCTTATCCACAGGCGTTTACATGCCGAGCCTTATCGGTGAGAAGGTAGGTCACTTGGTTATTGCTATCGACACATCAGGTTCGATTGGCGGTGATGAGTTGGGTGAGTTCTTATCCGAGGTTAAGGGTATCGCAGAAGAGGTAAACCCTGAGTGCGTGGACTTACTGTATTGGGATTGTGAAGTAGCGGGGCATGAGGTTTACTCAGGTTCTACTGCGTCTGATATTCCTAACTCTACTAAGCCCAAGGGTGGTGGTGGCACGAGCCCGTCTTGTGTATCAGCGTATCTGAAAGAGAAGAACATCCAGCCCGAGTGCGTGATTGTCTTAACCGATGGTTATGTAGGTGGTGACTGGGGTAGTGAGTGGACTGCACCCGTAATGTGGTGCATCGTGGGTGGGTATGACGGTGATGCCGACAACGGCAAGACTATTCATATCGAGAGCAACTAACAATGTTAGGAGGAACTTATGTCTTATGTAGAACTTGATGAGTTGGTGGAAGAGCATGGCGAAGCGGAAGCTGAAGTCTTGTTCGAGCAGTTTAGAAACACACCGCCCCCCGAGAAGATTAGCGAAGAGTTTGGACTACATGTAGTTAATACTTTGCCTTTAGGTATGGCGGAATACACAGGCGCAGAGTGGGTGCTAGAGAACCCCGACTCGGATACCTACTTGCAATGGTGCGAACGACACGACTTCTACTTTCCTTGGATAAAAAGCAAGGGGAGCATAGAGGTAGGTGACAACCACTACTACACTTTTGTGGAATCTGACGAGGATGGTGGCGAGACATGGAAGCGTAATGGTGATGCGATTGAATACATCAAAGAAATGGTTATCAAGTTAGATGTAGTTGGGTTTCATAAACTTTTAGAGGAGTGATGAGATGAAGTATTACCTAGGAGAAATACTAGAGGTCAATGGTGACATGGAATACAGCACGCAGTATGTATTCGCCACTAAGAAAGACCCCGACAAATACACCGATAAGGTGGCAATGACTTGGCGCAATAGTGACAAGGGTGATTGGGATGAAGACCACATGGCGTATTGGTCAGGCATGACCTTAATCCATGACGAGGGTAGCAAAGAAATACCCAAGGAACACTACGAAGTATTGAAGAATTATTTCGCAGTTATCAATGTTGTTTAACAAAGGAGTATTAGATGAGTTCAGATTTATTAGATGAATACTGTATGCAAGAGTATGGGCATACGGATTGGGAAATGTCGTTTGATGAAGACGGCAACTTGATTGTGAAATTTTATGAAAATCAAAGGGAGGATGTATGAGTATTAGTTCATCAGCGTTATTAGTGGAGTTGAATATCAGCGTATGGCCTGCGTCTAAGTTAGACAGAGAGATAACGGACAAGGTCAATACAGATGCGTCAGCAGTCAGAGGTGCGAGTCAGACCAAGAAGAATCTATTTGCAGGGACTAGCCTACGCAAAGACATATCAGACTTCGCCGCACGTGTTCGTCTGTATCACAACAAGCATACATTGCCTTGGGCAGACAAGGGTGAGCGTATGTTGCCGACCAAGTTGTTCATGGAATACAAGCAGACCATGAATGGGTTCGAGCAGACATTCAACATGATGTGTAACAACTTCTATCTTGAGTATCCGCGTCTTGTTGTAGAAGCACCTAACAACTTAGGCAGTATGTATAAGGCAGAGGACTACCCTGAGATTGAAGAGGTGCGATTGAAGTTCGGATTCAGACGCACAGTCAAGCCCGTGCCTGAGGCTGGCGACTTCCGCTTGGACATACCCGCGTATGACCTAGATGAGATGCGAGCTGAGTTCGAGAAGCAACACGAGACTAAGTTAG